AAAACTAAACAAATGAATATCGAATGGGTTAAAACAAAAGACATCATCCCAAACACGGAAAACCCCCGTATAATTAAGGACGATAAATTTAAGAAGTTGGTGCAATCAATCAAGGACTTTCCCGAAATGTTGGAGATTCGCCCAATTGTTGTCAACAACGAAATGATGATATTGGGTGGCAACATGAGATTAAAAGCCATACAAGAAATTGGATTAAAAGAAGTACCAATCATTAAGGCGGAAAACCTAACCGAGCAACAACAACGGGAATTTTTAATAAAAGACAATGTTGGATTTGGTGAGTGGGATTGGGATGCGTTGGCAAACGATTGGGACCCAGGTGATTTGAATAAATGGGGATTGGATGTGCCAAACATTGATGACATCACAGAAACAAAAGATATCCCCGATGTCGGTGAAGTGGAATTTAGTGAGGAATTATTATTGGAACATAATTACATCGTTTTGTATTTTGATAATCCATTGGATTGGGAGGTGGCCCAAGGCGTATATGGATTGAACCAAGTAAAAAGCAAAGAAAGTGCAATCAAATGTCAAAAATTTGGTGTCGGTCGTGTTGTTAATGGCAAGAATTTTATATGAACATTATTATCCCGTCATACAAACGAAGCGATAATCTTTTGGGAAAGGATTATTTTGACATGGGCATTTATTGTGTGCCAGAATCACAAAAGCAAGATTACATCGATGCGGTTGGTGATAAAAGAGTGGTGGCGATTCCCGACGAGCATGATGGGGATGTTGTCAAAAAGCGAAATTGGATATTAAAAAACATTCCCAGGCCGTTAATTATGATTGATGATGATGTGGAATCAATTGGGTATTACGAAAATCGCAAAGGGGAAAATGACGGGGAACATAAAAAGAAAACATTGCCAAAGGATTATTTAATGGAATTTTTTATACATAGTTTTGATATGTGCGAACAATTTGGGTCCAAGATGTGGGGGATAAGTCAAAACGAGGATAACAGAATTTATAAGGAGTTTTTGCCGTTCAGTTTATCACAAATATGTTTGGGACCAGTGCAGGGGCATTTGGATCACGATTTGATATTTGACGAAAAGGTTGGAAGCAAAGACGATTACGATATGGCGTTACAACAATTGAACAAATACAAAAAGATATTTCGATGGAACAAATTTCATTATATATGTGAGCATGGTGACAACAAAGGAGGGATTGTATCGTATCGAAGTAAGGACAAAGAAATTGAGTATTGCAAACGCATTATGTTGAAATGGGGTAAAAAGATAATTTCGTATCAGTTACCACCGAGAAAAATGACAGATTTATTGAACGCAAAAAAAGTAAACATACCAATAAAAGGAATATGAAAGCATGGAGAGAAACCAACCGAACAATTCCCATCGATAATGAATGGGTATTAATTGATACCAAACAAATAGGGTACATAATGGAAGACCAATGGTATTTGGCCCACGATGATTCACCAATACATCAACCAATTTGGTGGATGCCCATTCCAATTTTACCAAACGATTGATTTGATAAAGATTTGAAATTATGCCAAACCCAGAAAACATAATTCCACCAAAGCCAGGTGAGGTAAGGAATCCCAACGGGAAACCCAAGGGAACAAAGAACCGAAGCACCATCGCACGGAAGTGGTTAGAGGTTATGCAAGACACAAAAAACCCCATCACGGGTGAATTGGAAAAACTATCCCAAGAAGATTTGATCACACTTGCAATGATACACAAGGCAAGAAAAGGTGATGTGGGTGCGTACAAACAATTGATGGATTCGGGATTTGGAATGCCCACGCAACAAATTGATGTTACCACCGAGAAACCAATCTTCAACGGCATTGATTTGGATGTGAAATGAAAAGCGAAGTATTCAATATGGATTGCGTTGAAGCAATGAAATCCTATCCCGACAATTATTTTGAGTTGGCGATAGTTGACCCGCCTTATAATGTTGATGCATCTGACGGGAGTTTTGGAAATAGAGGTTATGATTCAAAGACAAGCAATCTAAAACGTTACGCAAATCATAACAAAACGCCCGACAAAGATTATTTTGACGAATTGTTTAGAATTAGTAAAAATCAAATTATTTGGGGTTCAAACTATTATCCACAGTTTTTACATCATAGTGGGGCAATTGTATGGCATAAAAAAACAGTTGGTCCATTAAGTGATTGTGAAATTGCATTTCAATCTTTTAATAAATTAGTTAAGTATTGTTTTTTTGAATGGTACGGATTTAGAAAAGGATTTGAATGTGGTGAAAGTAGATTGCATCCAAATCAAAAACCAGTACAATTGTACCGCTGGTTATTACAAAAATACGCCAAGCCAAACGACAAGATACTTGACACTCATTTGGGCAGTGGTTCAAGCCGTATCGCCGCCGACATGGAAGGATACAATTTTACGGGTTATGAACTTGACAAAGATTATTTTGATGCAAGTTTAAAAAGATTTGAGGAATACAAACTACAAACAAAATTATTGTAATGCTTCAAACCACGACCGCCTAATAATTTACAACGGCAACAACATAAGTTGTATATTTGTGTATGGAACAATGGAAATATGTTGAAGAATACAACAATAAATATGCCGTATCGAATTATGGCCGTGTTAAGTCATTTCAAGGAAGAACGGAAAGGATTTTAAAAATTAACCAAACACACGATGGATATGAAATTGTAGTTATGTGCATAAATAACAAACCGAAATCATATCGTGTGAATAGATTGGTGGCAAAATACTTTTTAGAGAATCCTAATAATTATCCGCAAGTGGACCACATTGATGAAAATCGATTAAATAATCATGTGGAAAATTTACAATGGATGTCGGCAAGAGACAACACGACAAAATCACAAGGGAAGCCAGTCAATCAATTGTCTTTAAAAGGGGAGTTTATTGCAACACACATATCAATTTCACACGCAGCAAAACATATTAATGCAGACAAAGGAAATATCCATAAGGTATTAATTCACAAGGCAAAATCCGCGTATAAATACAAATGGGAATATGCTACAACAAACCAGTGCTCAAATTAAAATTGCCAACCTGCGGAAGCGGGTGCGGATAGTTAGGGGTGGCACATCCTCATCAAAAACATTTAGTATCATTCCGATGCTTATCACATACGCGGTGCAAAACCCGAAGTGTGAAATTAGCGTGGTATCGGAAACCATCCCCCATTTGCGACGGGGTGCAATCCGTGACTTCCTTAAAATTATGGACATGGTGGGTATGTTTGATCCGTTGAAATGGAACAAATCATCATTGACATACACATTCAGCAACGAAAGTTACATCGAATTTTTTAGTGCAGACCAACCACAAAAATTAAGGGGTGCAAGGCGTGATGTTTTATTTGTGAACGAGTGCAACAACATCGATTGGGAATCGTACTATCAAATGGCGATTCGTACCCGAAAGTTTATTTATTTGGATTACAACCCCGTTGCGGAATTTTGGGTTGATAGTGAATTGGTCAACGACCCCGATGCGGAAATGATTGTACTCACCTACAAGGATAACGAAGCGTTGGATAAATCCATAGTAACGGAAATTGAAAAGGCACGGGATAGGGCAACCACATCAAACTATTGGGCCAATTGGTGGCGGGTGTATGGACTTGGTGAGATTGGGAATTTGCAAGGGGTTATATTTAGCAATTGGCAAACCATTGACACCATTCCAGAGGATGCAAGGTTGCTTGGCATTGGTGTGGATTTTGGGTATACAAACGACCCCACGGCAATTGTAGCCGTTTATGAGTACAATGGTCAAAGAATAATAGATGAGGTCGCATATCGCACGGGAATGCTTAATTCGGACATTGCAAAGGCCTTACCCAACCATGTGCCAGTTTATGCGGATAGTGCCGAACCAAAGTCAATTGATGAAATAAAAAGATACGGGATAAGAATCAAGGGGGTGACCAAGGGCAAGGATTCCATCAATTACGGAATACAGATAATGCAATCACAATCGTACCTTATCACATCCACATCCACCAATTTAATCAAGGAGTTGCGGAATTATTGTTGGGATAGTGATGCCCAGGGGCGAAGCATGAATACACCAACGGGTGTTTGTCACGGAATCGACAGTTTTCGCTACGCCGAGATGATGATGTTAGGGATTAAAAGTAATTATGGTCAATACGATATTCGTTAATTGTTTATTTCGTGTTTATTTGTATCTTTGTATACGATATGACAAGCCATTACCAGCAATTACACAACCAACGCCAAGAAATTAAACGACTGCGATTATTGTTAGTGCAGATACAAAGCGAAGCCCTAACCAAAATCCAATTGTTAAAGCGTGAAATAATAAACCCACGGGTTGATTTTAACGATGCACCCAACCATTGGAAGGAAGTATTGAGGGCGGTTTGCACAGTATCGGAATTAACCCCCGATGAAATACTTTGCCCATCGCGGAAACGGGCATCATTATACGCCCGTCACATGTTCAACTTTATTTGCAGAAAAAGGTTAGGGATGCCGTGGGCAGAAATCGGGCGGATCATCCATCGTGACCATTCAACGGCAATCAATTCGGTAAACGAGTTTAGCAACATTTTACACACCGATAAGGAGGTGCAAAGGCAATACGCCAAAGTGTGTGTGTTGCTCAATGAAGCGTTGGAATAACAAAGCGGGGTTTGGTCGTTTTATAATTAATGATTGAATCAAAAACCATATTAGTACCCACATCGCTTAAGGATGTAAAGTTGCATCAAATGTTGGCGTATCAAGGTCTTAAAGAAGACATGGAAGATACCCAACGCCAGTTGGAAGCGGTATCAATTTTTTGTGAGTTGACAATGACCGAGGTCATGGCCATGCCGTTTGATGTATTGCAAAAGGCCGTGGAACGCATCACATTGATGTTGACAGAACAACCGACATTCACGCCCAGGTTCAAAATGGATGGCGTTGAATACGGGTTTATTCCAAACTTGGATGATATGTCGGTGGGTGAGTTTATAGACATCGAAACATACACCAAAGAAACCCACGATTTGTGGAAGGTGATGAGTGTGTTGTATCGCCCCGTTACCCATAGCGGACAGAATGGAAGATATGAGGTTGCACCCTATTCGGCAAACCTTGTCAGTGGGTTTAAGGATTTAGATTGCAACACCGCATTTGGGGCCATGGTTTTTTTTTGGAGTTTAGGAATCGACTTACTGAATTCTATCCAGAAGTATTTGGAGGTGGAGATGGCACCGCAGATGAAAACCGCCTTACCAAAAAATGGGGATGGTTTGGAATGGTCTATCGACTCGCTAACCGAAATTTCCTACAATTGGAAAATGTCTATACTAAGACCATTCACACCGCTTTGTATTGGACCGCTTACGAAAGCGACATTGCGGAAATGGAACAAAAAATTATTAAGCAAAGTTACAAGCGATGATAAATAACCACATAGGAACCGCATTTAAGGTATTCAAAGACATCGCCACGGATGAGGGATGGAATTATAGCCACGGCACATTAACGGAGTTGGACTTCAAAGCGTTCACGGTATTCCCGTTGATGCATTGCTCAATCCAATCGGTATCACTTACAGACCAAATTGCATCCATCCAAATGAACATTATGATTGCGGATCGTGTGAACTTTTTGAAAGGTGAGAATGAGCAAAAAAACCTAATCACAGTTTACGACAAATACGGGTACACCGAGAATCAAAACTATGCCCACATCCTTCAAGAAATGTATGTGCAAATGTCGAAGGGTTTGTGGAAGTTAGAGCAAGACAATTATAGCCAAATACAATTCCAACGCCCAATCGTGTTTAACCCATTTGTTGAAACGATGGATTCAGTATTGGCGGGATATCAAATAAGTGTCACCATTGATTTAATAAACCCGTGGGTTACTGATGGCGATTGCGTTTAAGAATAGCGTTGCCGTTGTTGCGGATTATTCCAAGAAATGGGCAATTGCTTGTCGCAATATGTTGGAGATAAAACGCCCCCGAACTTCTATCCGTGCCAAGTGGAAAAAGATTGGCGGTGGATGGCAAGTTGTGTCAGCAACTAAAAAAACATTCCGTGGTAATTATGTGGCCAGTGGTCAATTGGTATCATCCATCCAACCCGATCCGAATGGATTGAATATGGGTATTAGTATGAACAAGACGGCCGACTATGTGCAAAG